GGAATTCAATCGAAACCGGATTGTCAACACAGTTGATGTCTGACAGTCCGGTAATCGAAAAGGTAGATGTAACCCTAAAGCTTAAAAAGGAGTGGTGAGCTATGGAAGTTATCGCAAACATTTTTGAATTACGAGCAGCAGTTACAAACGCTTTCGGAGAAAAAAGTTTCATTGAAACTTTAGAGCGAAGGGGGATGTATCGTTCACGAATCGCATCAGTTGTAGACACAGATTGGTTGACCGAAGAGGGTCAGTTAATCGCACATCATTGGACAGTCGATCCAGAACCAATCGTTGAAAAGTTCAATTTTCCTCCTACTTGGTCGAACAAAGAATCCTGGAAAAACACATTTGACTGTGATTATCCTGAGTGTGCAGAGGATGCTCTTGATATAGCACTCTGGACTTCAAGAACCCCTTCAAAGCTTATTATCGAGGATGACAACGGAATCAGGGTTCTAAAGTCCATCGAAACAGATCCTGTGCAGAGGGTGGATCAAAAAAGGATCAAACCTGTTTCGCTTCCAATCAAAAGGAAGAAATCTTCTGTAGACAATTCTCCTACCCTTTTTGGAGTTTAATATGAGTGACGAACCTTTATTTGATCCCGAAGAAACCAAGCCAATTCCCGCTGGAACTTACTCTGCTCGCATCATGCGAGCGGAGATTAAAACCTCCAGGGCAGGTAATAGGTACTTGGCTTGCGATATGCAGATTATACAAGGATCACAGCAGGGTAAATCTTTGGATGCTAATTTCCATATTTTTTCAACCGATACAAAGTTCAGAGCGGATTCAAGAAGGAAACTGGCAAGACTAGCTTCTTCATGCGGGATAACTACCGTGATGAAGCCAGAAGAATTAATAGACAAACCTTTTCTTGTTGAGATAGGTGAAACCACCGATAACTATGGTGCAACGAATTTGATTCTTGGATACTCAAGGTTAAAGTAACTTTTACAAAGGGGTTTAAAATGAATGATTTTTCCGAATGGACAGAAAACGAAATAAGAACTTACATAGTAAAAATGGCAAAAGATAAAAAAGATATTAATGATTATTTGGAATACATGGTAGACAAAGGGGCTTCTACTGGAGAAATACTTTCTATAAGGGATGTTTTTGATTCTTTATGCCTCGAAGACAAAGAAGACCTTGAAGAATTTTTTAACAAAATTGCTTATGGATTTAATGAAAAAAACTACATATTTTTAAAACAAAAGGTTGACGAAACTGTTGAAAGTGATGAGTTAAGGAGAATATATCGTGAAATAATAACCATAAATTTACACGCATTAGAAAAAACAGTAAAGATATTTTGGGAATTATCTAAAAACGAAAAATTAGTAAAAATACTTTTGGAAAAAAAATCCGAACAGCAATGTTTTTCAGAAATGCTTAATTGCATTGCTATGACAAAAACTCCTTTTTCTTACGATCATTTAGGGGAAGAACGAGAAAAATTTGATGATTTTTTAAAAATATTGTTTTGTAAAGAAAAAAAAAATGAGGAAGGAAATATAAAACAAGATCAGGTAACCATTAAAAACGAGCAAAATAAAAATAAAAGTAATGAAGAAATGGGTATTGTTTTACTGGTATTGACAAAAAACGCAAGAAAAACATTGATTAAAAAAGGTATGCCTTTGAAAAATTTAGAAAAATGCAAATTGCCAACTCTGTCATCAAAAGATGACTGGATGGTCGTTGATTTGCACAAGGCGATAGAAAATCAATTGAAAGGACATCCAAAGAAATGGATTGATTTGAGTCATATGATTAAAAATAAAAATCCAAATGTCCCAAGTCTTTTTTCTCATGCTGTTGGTTCGTTTACAAAAGTACTTTTTATTGGATAAATCAAATGCTTAGAAAATATCAACAAGATGCAGTTGATGCATTGTTTCAGTTTCAACATGACCGCCCTGGTGATTCATCGGTAATCGTGGTTCCAACCGGAGGCGGGAAAACTAGAATCATGGCTGAAATCATCCGCAGATCATTCAGCCAGAATTCAGATTGCAAAGGCATGATCCTTAGTCATGTCAAGGAACTGCTGGAACAATCCGATAAAACTTGCCGTCATTATGCTACGACAACTGGACTTCCAGTTGAATCAATCGGGGTTTACTCCGCATCGATGAAACGGAGGGAAATCAAGCCATTGACAATTGCTGGAATTCAGAGTGTATATCGAAAGGCAAACGATTTTGGGAAACTGGATTTTGTGATGATCGATGAATGTCATTTGATTTCCCAGAATGCCGAAACGATGTATCGGAAGTTTCTTTCGGTGGTCAGGATATCCAACCCTAATGTAAAGGTGGTAGGACTCACAGCTACCCCATATCGTTTGCAATCTGGCATCATATTCGGATCTAAAGAGAAGACCTTTGATAACTGCTGTTATGCCATTGGGGTTCGGGATCTTATTTCCGAGGGATATCTTTCTCCATTAGTCACATTTGCATCCACAGATTCACCAGATCTAAAAGGAGTCAGAATTAGGGGTGGCGAATACTTTTCCAAGGATCTTGACGCAGTTCTTGAGAATAAAGAACTGGTTGAATCAGGTGTGCTTGAATCGATAATTAAAACCAAAGATAGGACATCAGTTTTAGTATTTGCTTCATCCATTAAACACGCAACCATGATTCTTGAAGAGTTAAAAAACCAAGGGCAAAAGGCCGAAATGGTTACCGGGGAAACTCATGTAGCAGTCAGGGATTTCTTGATTGAATCATTCCGAAGGAAAGAAATAAAATACCTTGTAAATGTAGCGGTTCTTACTACCGGATTTGATGCACCTGGAATTGATTGCGTTGTTGTGATGCGACCCACCATGTCTAAAGGATTGTGGTATCAGATGGTTGGCAGGGGATTTAGACTGGCAGAAAACAAACAGGATTGCTTGATTCTTGATTTCGGTGACAATGCCCTTCGACATGGGTGCATCGATCAAATTGAAGTATCTGGAAGCGGGATAGAACTTCCAGCACCCAAGGTAAAGAAATGCCCAGCGTGTAAGCTGATATTCAAGATTCACATTCCGATTTGCCCATCTTGTGGATATTTTAAGCCAAAGGAAGAAAAGCCAGAACTTTCTCAGAATTTATCCAAGAGACAAACCGAGGGTGACATTCTTTCTGGGAGCATTCCCAAGGAATACGAAATTGTTTCGACCACCTATTCTGTATACAAGAAGACTCCAGCATCTGATCCATGCATTGTGGAAGCCCATGAAACACTTTCTGGAAATTTAATTCGATGCTATCACACCATGAAGCATGGGATGGAATATCTTTTGTGGAAATGGCTTAAGTCGATTAACGCTCCAAACCTTCCGCAACATCATTGGCATTTAAATAAACAGGCCTTGATTGATGCTGACTATCTCGATACACTCCCTGTTCCAATAAAAATAAAAGCACATAAAAATGAAAAAGGATACTACCAGATAGATTCTTATTTTTTTGAACACGCAAGGAACCATCATTATTTTTAGTGGAGAGAGGGTGAAAGGGTAAACCCTCCCTCCGGTGCTGCCAGGAAGCGGGGCAGCAATTGTATTCTAATGTTTTCTAAAGCCAAATCAAAGGTTAAAAGTCATGGAAGAAATAAAAGCCGAAGCTTTGAAAATTCGTAAACAAGGGTTGTCTGTATTCTCAACAAAAGTCGATAAAACACCAGTAATCAAGCGAACTAATCGAATAGTGGAACTCAGATCAAATCCACTGACAAACGCTGAAATTGAGATAGATTTCGGTCACCCTAATGTTGCTGGAATAGCGATCAATTGTGGCCCAGTTCCAGGTCAGGAAAAAGACCTAGAATGTTTAGACATTGATTGTCCAAAGCTTTCGACACACTTCCTTGATGATCTCAAGGATTCTAACGCTCAACTACAAGAAAAATTACTTGGGTGCGTGGAAGAAACACCATCGGAAGGACTTCACATTTTCTATTATTTGCCACTTGGGAAAAGTCGATGTCGTGACTTAGCTTCAATGAATTCTGAATCAGCAAAGGCGTGGCTTGCAGAATCAAAAGCAAGAGGTTCAACCAAGGCAACTGCACCACCGCTTATTGAAACCAGAG